CTTCGAGCCCTATTCCTGCGATGGCGAGGGAACGCAATCCAAACGGTTTATCAAAGGCACGTGCGTAGACGCCAGTGATGTGCCGGTAGCAAACGCGATAGTTCAGGGCTATGTAACGTCAACCGATGCCTATGTCGGCGAGGTTCAAGCCAACAACGACGGCACCTACACCCTCGGGACTGAAACACTTCCCGGGGTTGCTCATTACCTCGTGGCCTACAAACCCGGGAGCCCTGACATTGCGGGGACCACAGTCAACACGCTGACCTCTACGCATGTAGACGGGTCTTAAATGGCCGATCAGAAGAAGATCACGCTCCGGGGGACACACGCCACCCCGAAGAACATCGTTCTGCGCGAGCTTCCTGTCGCCACGCCATCGGCAGGGACGACGATCCGGCTGAAGTCGCTTCACGCGACGCCAAAGAACATCATTCTCGGCGACCCGACGCAGTCCGGAGCGGCGGGGCCAACTTTCACCCTGATTGCGAGCGGCGGAACCTACGCATTCACGGGTGGCGATGCGCTATTCGTCAAAACCCCGACATTCACCCTAATCGCTGATGGGGCGAGCTACGCATTCTCAGGCGGGGCAGCCCTATTCGCCCTAGGCCGAACCCTAACCGCTGATGGCGGGTCGTTCGCCTACACCGGAGGCGCAGCTAATTTCGCATTCGGCAGGACACTGACTGCGGATGGCGGGAGTTATGCCTACACAGGCGGGGCGGCTAACTTTGCGCTGGGCAGGACGCTCACCGCTGATGGTGGCGCCTACGCCTACGCGGGTGGAGACGCAAACTTTGCCTACGGGCGCACGTTGGTCGCTGATGGCGGCACATACGCATTCACTGGCGGCGACGCGCTATTCGATCTTGTCGTCGGCCCGACCTTTACGCTCCTTGCCGATGGCGGAACCTACGGGTTTGATGGTGGAGACGCGCTATTCACTCTCGGCGTTGCCCCGGATGTAACGGGCGGCTGGCCGATCTACTTCCCGCGCAGGAAGCGCAAGCAAGTAGACGACCCGCAGGTTCTAGAGGCCGCCACAGCCAATCTCGCCAAGCGGCAAACGCTCCGACAGGCAGAACAACGTGATCAGCAGATCACGGCACAACTGCGCGCGATCTACGCCGAGCAGGATGCGCTGCAAGCCGGGCTCGCTCAGGCCGAAGAGATAGCACAAGACGAGGAAGACCTAGAAGCAATCTTGTTAGTTAGTGTTCACTGTGCTATGCTTCCGATGTAAGCACCTACTTGCCGAGGTTTGACGGCCTGAAATCGGAAACGATGAGCACTGAATCCCAAGTGACCACTGGTGAAGTCACTGAAATAAATGCACCTGTCTCTGCGCCTGTAACCACGGAAGTCGCAACCCCGGAAACCGATGCAACCCCTGATCTAGAGGCGAGTCCGGAAGAGGATGACGCCACCAAAGTGATCAAGCGAATGCAGCGAAGGATCGACAAGCGAACGGCGGATGTCCATCGGGGGAGGGCTGAAAACGAACAGCTCAAGCAACGACTGGCAGCGCTCGAAGCTAAAGACGGACCGAAGGAAGAGACGCAGGTAGACCCTTACGCACTAGCCAAAGACCTGGCAAATGCGGACAGGTTTGCAGAGATGTCGAATCAGTTGGTTGACGCGGGAACCAAGAAACATTCCGATTACATGCACGTGCTGAAGGACCTGTCTACGGAAGTCGGGGAATTCGTGAAGCGCGACGGGAAACCAAGCCCGTTTATGGAAGTCGTGATTGAGGTTGCCGAGACACCACAGAGGCGGGCTGAACTGCTCTATCACCTGGGGAAGAATCCAGACATTGCGGCCGATCTGGCGGACCTGAACCCTATTCAGTTGGCGAAACGACTAGACCGCCTCGAACGCGAGCTAACCGATTCGTCGAAGCCCAAAACCAGTAACGCCCCCAAGCCGCTGGAGCCCGTAAAAGGCAAAGCCAGCGACAGTGACCTAGGCCCAGGACTCTCAGACGCCGAATGGCTGAAGCGCAGAGAGGCCCAGATCAAGGAAGCGCGGGGTCGTTGAATCACCGAAAGGGTGAATCATGGCCACGAATACCTTTAAGACCCTCAACGATGGTGACATCACCCGTGAGGCGCTCCGAATTCTGAAGAACTCCAACGGAGTCATCAAGAAAGTCAACCGCCAGTATGACGCCAGTTTTGGCGCTACCGGGGCAAAGAACGGCGGCACGCTGAATATCCGGCTGCCGAATCGCTACGTTGTTACTTCAGGCCGGACTGCGACGACTGGCGGCGAGAACACGACGGAAACCTCGACCGCTCTGGTCGTTGCGACGCAAAAGCACGTGTCGATGGGTTTCTTCTCGTCTGAACTCACGCTGTCGCTTGATGACTTCTCGTCTCGCTACCTCAAGCCGGCAATGTCGGTGCTTGCTTCCACCATCGCATCTGATGTGTGCGTCGCCATGCAGGGCGCGTTTGTGAACTATGTCGGCACTCCTGGCACCACGCCTTCAAGTTTCCTGACCTACTCGCAAGCCGGTGAGCGTCTGGACTGGCAAACCGCACCCCGCGATGGGAATCGCGCAGTGATCCTCAGTCCTACCGCGATGGCGGCGACTGTCGATGCTCAGAAGGGTCTGTTCCACTCCGGCCCTCGGATTGCCGATCAGTACGAGAGCGGCATCATGGAGGCGATGACCGGGTTTGATTTCATCATGGATCAATCCGTGCAGACCCTGACCGCTGGCGCGCGGACCACGGCCTATCTGACGAACGGCTCGCCTGCTTTGACCTCTGGGACGGCCATTGTCAATCTGGACACCGGCACTGGAGCGATGGTGGTTGGCGATCAGTTCACGATTGCCGGTTTGTTTGAAGTCAACCCTGATACCAAGCAATCCACCGGCATCCTGAAGGTGTTTACCGTGGCAACTGCCAATGCGGGCGGCGCCCAGGCCGTTGCGCTGTCGCAGACCATCTACACCTCGGGCCCGTACCAGAACATCTCTGGCGCGGTGACTGACGGCCTGGCTGTTAGCTTCATCGGTACGCTGTCAACGGCCTATCCGCGTAACCTCGCTTTCCACCGCGATTCGACGGTGCTGGCGACGGCTGACCTGGAGTTGCCGAAGGGTGTGGACATGGCTTCGCGTGCCTCGATGGACGGCCTGAGCCTGCGCTTTGTCCGGCAGTACGATGCGACCACGGATAACTTCCTGGCCCGCTTCGACATTCTGTACGGCACGAAGGTTGTCCGCCCAGAGTGGGGCGCGGTGGTGTACGGCTAATGAACCCGGGGGGCTTCGGCTCCCCGATTTCTAACCTAAAGGAAACACCATGAGCACAGCAGTAATCCGAGGAAATATCAGCCGGTTGTTCGCGATTCAAGGGACTTACAGCCCCTCGATTGTCGCGACGATCGTCTGCGCAGAGCAGGCATTCACCGTCCCGGGCGTGAAGTTGGGGGACCTTGTCCTGAGTGTCACGAAGCCTACGGCGCAGACCACCGCGCCGTGTACCGCGCGGGTATCGGCGGCAGATACGGTGATGGTGACATTTGTCAACCCGACAGCGGGTGGCGTGACTCCAACGGCGTCGCAGACCTATGTTTTTGTGATCGCTCGTCCTGAGCGCGGCACAGAAGCATTGCCTACGGTCCTGACCCCCTAAACGGAACGGGGCCGGGAAACTGGCCCCGAATCGCATGAAAGTCTACGCTTCACCAGCTCTCACGGCGTCGGCGCAGGTTGGCCAGGCGAACGCTGTCTACTACGGCTACACCGTTACCGTTGTCACTGCAGCCGCAGCGATGAACATCCGCAAAGGCGCATCAAACGGGCAGATCATTGACGTAATTCCCTCGGGAACGGCGGCGGGCGCGACGAAGGACTACAGCGCCGGAATTCAATGCGACGGCGGGCTGTTCTTTGACTTGAACGGCGCGACGGGGACGGTTGTCATTCGGTACGAATAATGGCTACTACGGCGCTCGATCTGATCGAAGCCGCGATGAGCAAAATCAACATGCTGGCGGCAGGGGAAACCGTGTCCGCAGAGGATGCTGACGTTTGCTTGAAGCGGCTCAATTCGCTGATGACTTCCCTAGAAAACGAGGGGATGTTCAACTACACCACGACGAATACCACCGTAACGCTGCCCGTAAGCACTACGTCGCTGACCATTGGCCCGCTGATGGATATTGCGATGGTCCGGCCGGTGAAGATTCTCAAAGGGTCATTCGGGCGGGTTCAGAACATCGACTACCCGATTGAACCCGTTTCCGAAGCCGAGTACAACGCAATCAGTTTGAAGTCGTCTATCGGATCGGTTGCTCCTTGT